CGGCGGCCTCAGCTACCGCAGCGATCTCCTCATGAGTCGCCGGCAACTCCTTCGCCATATCCCGAATACCGGACTCCAAATCGGCCAACTGCGCCCCGGTCCCCTCAACCGTCTTCGTAACACCAGCCCACGCCGACTCCCAATCCACCGCCGCCTTAACCGCTAAAGCGCCCGCAGCGGCCACAGGTAAAGAAAGCCACGTCGTAGCCCGCCGCCCGATCGTCTGCATCGACGACCCAACCTGCGTCAAGTTACGAGCCGACGAAGCGGAGAACGCCCCAGTAGCCGCACTAGCCTTGGCCATAGCCGCCACATACGCGTCTACTCGAGCGCTTAGGCGCACACTAACGCTGCGTTCAGCGATGGCACACCTCCTCAGGTAAGGAGGCGCAGTTGCCGCCTCCCGCGTAATGCCGCCTCAACCAATTCCGGGGGTAGCCCGGTCCATTGATTCTACTCCTAATCAGTCTTCAAAGTAGGGTGCGTCCACCGCGAAATACAGACCGGCAGACAACCCCCTGTGACCGTTAGACGACTGTGCCTTCCGCTGAAGAGCCGCACACGCCGCACACGTCATCACCCTGACGTCGTAACGATCTTCCCAGTGCCCGCGAGTCAACGTCCAATCAGACGGCGGATCAGCAAACGTCTCATTCCGTGGCAGGTGACAACCCGGACACAACGAATCCTGATAGGACTGCCACTCCAACGCAGCCTGCTGATCCTCGTCGGACCAGTTCAGGAACTCGCTTCGACGTAGGGATCGTCCACCGCTGAAGCAGAAGTCGCGTATCGCCCGTTCGCTCGGAGAATCTGCCCAGCGGCCATCGATTTTGGGAGATGCGCCCCACCGATATTCGCGTCAATGGCGGCCTCCCACAGCGACGTGAACTGCGAATCCGTCAACGCCGCCTCAAGCCGACGGACCGCTGCCTCATCCATCACCGGTGTAACCGACGCCGCAGCGATGGCGGCGATCGGGAACGTCTCCAAGTTGTGATCAATCGCCCTAGCACGCCTGCCGACCTGTTTCGCTGCGTCGGCCTCCGCCTCAATCTGCTCCTTAGTCGGCGGGTGATCTTTGAGGAGGTCGGCCCACGCCTTCTTACCGATGTTGCGGAACTTGAACTCGACCTTTGCCGCCTCCATCTCCGCTTCCAGGTCGGTGATCTGGCGGGATATGACGGGGGCGCGGGGATTATCGTTGTGGTCGGCATCCCTCGCGATGGCGGCCTTCAACTCTGCTTCGAGTTCGGCGTGTCGGGTGACGAGATCTTGACGGAGCAGCACTTTCGCCGTGGACACACGAAGAAAGGCCGGATTCTCAGCCTGGGCAAGGATCTCATCGATCGACGGGTCAGACATCAGGCCACGGTTGCCTTGGTGTTGGGTTCGGAGGTGACAGCGACACCAGCAATGAAGCGGACCTGTGCATCCTGCGCCGAGTTGTCCGGAACCGGAGTCAACATCTGCGACGGATACACCTCCACCTTCTGCGCCGCCGTCGCCGCCACCGTCGACACGACACCACGGCGGATAACGACGAAGCCATTGGTGCCCTGCACCCAGAGATTCCAAGCTGTATCAGCCGTATTGTCGCGGAACATCGTCAACTCGACATCCGCCGAGGTTGAGCCGGCGAGCTGCGAGTTGAAGTTCTCCGTGATCGTCGCCGAATCAACCTTGTTCGTCGTGAAGTTGACGGCAACACCGTCCTTGGCGATGAACCCGCCAAGCGCAGTACCAGCGGTGATCTCAGCGGCGGTAGGCGCAGCCTTGTTTCCGATGGTGACGACCCACCAAACTTGTGTATTGACTTCATGGGTGTAGCGGGCCACGTTGGGCTCCTTCTTGGTTGACGGGGCGCGGAACCGCGCCAGGTGTGTTGTGCGGTTCCGGCAGACGCCGGGGGGATACGCCTAGAACGGCGCAGGAATCAGATCGTGATGTATGCGCAGGTGACGCCGGTCAACGCACCAGAGAACCCGATGGCGACCGTGCCGGTCGCTGGATCGATCGCCTGGACGTAGGCCGCCATCGGAACCACCTTGACATCGGTCGCGCCGGTGGTGACGGCGACATCGGGGGCCGCCTGTCCGAACGCGGTATTACCGGGAATCGTGAACGTGGCAGTGGTCAACGTGCCAGTGGTGCGGATCACCAGCGCACCACGATCAGACGGGACGATCGTGTCGGTGGCCGTCGGTTGTGTGAACACCGGCGATGTTCCGGTGACGGCCTGTGCCTGGGGAACGATGAGGGCCATTTAGGTCACTTCTCCTTGCTGGTGGCCTTGGTGGCCTTGGATGGTTCAGACTCCGCCGCCTCTTCCACGGGATCAGCTGCGGCGAGGACACGGGGAATGGCGGACGGGTCGTCGGGGTCGGTGTCCTTGTGTGGCCCCTGACGCCAACCCGACTCGTGGAAGACAGCCATCTGGTCGTCGTCTTCCGGGGCCCGCACGTTGACACGCAGACCGTTGTGATGAATGAGTGCCATGTCGCGCTACCTCCGAGGGGGGTTGAACGGCGGATTCGTCTTTGCAAAGGCCAATCCGGGGACTGTGGGCGTAAGGTTGGCGACGTGATCGTCGTCGTGTTCCCTCTCGCCCTGTTCGTCGTGCTAGCAGTCGTCTTCGCGTTAGCCCGGTTGTCGAACGTCGCCTCTCAGAAGGCGACGCGACGAGTGGATGAGTTGCGTCGCCGATCCGACGCCTACGAGTTCGGCGCCTTGAAGATGACGCCCCGCCGCCGTGCTGCGGTTGACGCTGCGATCAAAGCCAAACGCCGTTAGGCGGGGACTGTCAGCAAGCGATATCGATCGCTCACATACCAAAGAGCCGGCTGAACACCGTCATCTCTTATAGCGCCGCCGAGCATGTCCAACCTGAGTTGGGCGACAGAACGGCCGGGAACAGTGATCGGGCCTTGGAACATGGCCTCGCGGACTTCGTCACCGATGTGTTCGGCTTGCGCCCTAGTAGCTCCGATGGAGATCAGTTGGTAGTCGGGTAGGGCGTCGGCTTCTGGTGCGGCGATTGTGCCGTTGGTTGCGCCGCCGGGTGTCGGATGGACGTTGACGTACGGGAAGAACGGCGACGCACCCTCGGGGCCTTGCCAGCCGGAGCCGTCCGGTTTTTCGCCGTCACCGACCAGGAACCCGGCCGACGTCAACCGGTAGAGGATGGCTTTGGTGACGTCACCGCCACGATGATCGACACTCATCACACACCACCCGTGCTAACCTTGCAACATGGATACACGCCCCACTGTCACGATCGAAGCCAGCAACGGCCACACAGTCACCGCAGACATCCGATTAGACGATCAGGAAGTAGCCCGAATCGTTCGCGTAGTCATCGAGGGAAACGTTGACAACCCGATCAACGCCGCATCAACTCGCCTGATCAAATTGGGCGAAGTGTTTGACCTGTTACGCCGTGACGGTTACAAGATCGACCGTCGCGGAATGCCCACCCCCGCCGATGAGTTAGAACTGGCTCGTCATCTCGGGTCAGCCAAGAATGTCGCTAAGGAGTTCGGGGTAGGACGGACAACGGCTTACCGCTACCTGCGATAATGCTCACAGGATCTCCGACGCAACAACCTCGAGCTCAAGGGCCATGCGGTCGGCGCCGCGTTCAGCGGCGGGGAAGAGTGACGGTTGTGGTCCGTGGCGGGTGGTGCCGAACTCCATGTAAAACGCTTGGCGGGCGTCGGAGGTGACGATTTTGCCGTCGTCGGCGTCGATGACATACCAGGAAGCGGCGAGCTCACCGGTGAGCACTGGTGAGCGTTGCGAGGCGTCGTCACGTATCCGATCAGCCCCCTCGCCGACGACGACGTCACTGGCAGCCTTCACCACTAGGCCGGCGGCGGCGAGGTCGGCGGCGAGAGCGGCGACCTGGGAGAAATCAGCGGTGATCATGATGCCTCTTCGTCAAACAACGACGGGATGGCTTCCATGAAAGGGACTTCACGCAAATTACGAGTCCAACCACGCTCAGCCGTGCGGATGCGGTGGCAGTTCGCGCAGACAACTTCACACTTGGCAATCTCGGCCTCAATAGCGGCCCAGGAGTTACACGGCATCGCCGCGATGTTCTGGACCTTGCCGACCCCTGGAAGGTGATCGAATTCAAGCGCGGCCGGGTGAGCGGCATATCCACAGTCCGCACAACCCCGCTCAAGTTTGATCGCATTAATCCGAGCGCGGCCACCAGCCCAGCGTCGGCGAGCGTACTCTCGGATCTTGCCGGGATTGGCCAGGCGATATCGACGCTTGCGGCTGTTCATCCGCTCCGCCTGTTCTGGAGACAGACGACGATTCACGTGGCCCCTTCCGTAATTTCCTCACAGATGCAGACCCGGGAGATTTGCCAGCCGTCCCGGAACACATCGGTGACTCTGAACGAGATCCCGATCAGCGATTCGTCGTAGGTGGATGCGGTCGCTACGATGATGTCGTCGAGGCGGAGCGGGGTGTCGACGGGGAACTTGGCCCGCAGCCCTCGCATCCGGACCTCGACGTCGCCGGACTGGACGTCGGTGCCCTGCCACGTAAACGCCCGCAACAAACAGTCCCCCGCATACACCGCCGTCGTAACAGCGGGGGTCCACACCCCAGTGATCGGGTCGAGTGTTCCGCCCTCACCGGGACGGGTGACGGTTGCCCGGTCACGAAACACCGAACGTTGATCGCTCCGGAACTTGGCGATCGCCGAATCGACACTCATCCCACTAGCGGCTTCCGGAACTGGGACAACAACGACCTCGCCCACGAAATGACCGACACCGAATACGACACCGAGTAGCCGTCGATCGACTGGGAACGCACCCCGGACGGATTCTCGAACCCGTCGACCGTCAACCCGATACACGCCTCACGAATCCCCGGCGGGACCGTCGGCCACCCGTACCGGGCAGTGATCCTCACCCGTTCCTGCCGACCCGGCGGATACACGTACGTCGACGGCCACGAATCGGCCAGTTTGCGTATCGACGTGAACGGCGCCGGACCCCTCGTGTCGAACAGGGCGTTGACCGGCTCCAACTGAAAATCGGCCGGGGCTACCGGTGTGGCGAACGTCCCGGTGCCGTCGTCGACGTCGACGGTGACATCGGTGGCGTCACCGATCTCGTGGGGTCCGAGACCGATGACGTACCGGTTGCACACCTTGAAGTAGCGGATCGTCGGTTCAGGGTCAAGCCAGAACTTGCGGAGGCAGTACCCGTCGATCCACCTGGACGCCGCCTCGAGCCCTTGGTAGAGCGCGAGGCCGCCGTGGCTCTCGAGGCCGGGGGAATGGGCGACGAGTTCGGCTGAAACGGCGTACAGATTGGGCACCGGTCACCATCACGCGAGCGGGGAAGTGAGTCGCACGGCGGCGACGGTCAACGACGTCACCTTGTCATAGGTGACTGCTACCACACCGGCCTGCCCGACGAGCACCGGGATCACCGAAACACCCGTAGTTGCCGGGGCCGAATGGACGACCCCGCCAACCGTGACAGCGGTCGGCGTCGCGTCGGCGTTGCGGACGAGCAGAACGACGGGTTGTTGCCAGCCACCGGCAGATGTGGTCCGTCCGGTGGTGATGGTGTCCCCGCCGCCGGTCGCAGCAGCAAACGCGGCGAGGTTGCCACCCCAACCACCCGACCCACCGTCCTGAATTGTGATCGCGGCCATTTATGCCTTCTTTCGTGGTCTGCCGCGTTTCCTGGCGACAGGTTGCTCCGGCTCTGACCCCGGCTCTGACCCCGGCTCTACAGGTTCCTCCGGTTCGGGGGATGCGAGCACCCACCCGCCGGAATCCGGCCCCTGAGTGACAAGTTGCTTGCGTGGCCGCTCCTTCGGCGGCGGAGGGATGGGTGAGTCGTCAACCACCCATCCCTTGCCGTCCTCGCGGTCAACGTGCCCGCCGGCACGATGAACAACCATCAGGTGATACGGATGCCGGACAGGCCGACCGGGCGCAGCAGGTGAGTGGCGAAGTAACCGAACAGGGCCAGTTCGATGATCTGCGGTCCGGACTTCTCCTCGAAGCGGAACGCCAACGTCGGCGATTCCCACACCCAGGCATCCGCCCGGTTGACAATCATGATTTGCGAGTCGCCTGCAGCGACACCGGTCATAGCCCACGCCGGAATCAACGGCAGCGAATCGACCGACCAGCCCTGCGTGATCGGATTGCCCGAACCGAACGCGTTCGACGGGGCGATCCCCGGCAGCAACGGGCGTTGCGTCGTGTCGACAGCCGTCGCCAGGAACCCGGTCGCAGCAGCACCCATCAAACCGATCGACGGTGCAGCGAACCGGGCGAACGGGTAAGCAGCCAACCGGTCACGGATGTGCTTGACAAGGGTTTGGTTGTCGGTGCCCTTCGCAGTCGTCGACGCCTGCGAACCGGACGGCACGAACCCGGCGGTGATCACACCACCGGCACCGGACGTCCCGTTGAGCAGCGTGTACACGTTGGCTTCGGTCTGCCGGGCGTAATCCTCACGCATCGCCGCCATCGCGATCTGATCGATCGCCGGGTTCGCCGAGTCGACAATCTCCCGGGTCAACGGCAGCTTGCCGGAAATGGCGCCAGGGGTGACCGTCTTCGTGGTGAACGTGATCCCACCCTCCGAAGGTGCATTGCCTTCCGTGTGGGGGTCAGTGAGGTTCGTCATCACACCGAACACAGGCACAACAAACGGTGTCGCGTTGGCAATCGTGCCACGGGACAGCGAGTTGACCATCGGCCGATCCTGGGCAAGCATCGGCACGAACAGATCCGGGCGGTAACCGGGCGGAATGACGCCGGCGCCGACAGTGGTCGTCACCGTCGTGAACTGTGCTGCTCGCTTGTCCGCCTGGAAACTGACCTCAGCACCAACAAGCTTCTGAATCTCGTTCGTTTGTGCGTGGAACCGGCGCAACCGATCCTTGGCATCGTCGTCGTGTTCGCGTTGGGCGTACCAGGCGTCACGCACCAGCGATGGGCCACCACCGTCAAACGTGTAGATCGGTGCCTCGCGGGTCACCTGATAGCGGGCAGCGCGAACCGGTTCCGGGCCGTCACGTTGCGGGTCGTACATGTTCTCGAGCGCGGTTTTGATACCGGTCGAAAACGACTCACCAATCGAGTCGGTGAGTTCGTCAGTCAACTTTCTGTGTGACTCGACGAGCTGAGTGGCAAGCCCCTCAGTGAATTTGTCGAGATCGAACACGAACTCTTGGGGGTCCGACTCGGCCGGGTTGGCCGGACTCGTCGTGCCCTTGTCGTTGGCCTGTCCAGCCATGATCGTTACTCCTGTCCTGTTTGTGGTTACTGGCGGCGACAGCTGCAACACGAGCATCGTCAAATGCCGGAGACGGTGTGAGCGCCACATGCATCAACTTGGCCTGTCTGACCAATCGCGTGGATTCATCCGAATCGAACTGCCAGTCGTCGCCAACTTCGTCTTCGAAGTCGATTTCGATCGACAATCCGTCCCATGCTTTGCCGGCGGCCAAAGCCAACGCCCGATCCCCTTCAGGAACGGCGGCAACTTTGAACGTCACGTCCAACCCGGCTGACGTGTTACGAATGCCGGCGGCATAGCCAACCGACTGACTGCGATCATGCCCCAGGTTGAGTTTCACCCTGCTGGCGTCAGCCCACCGCAGCGAATTCTCAGCGAACCGCCAACGATGACCGCCCGACATGGCGACTTTGCCCCACGGCACAACCATCCCCGAAATGGTTCGCTTCGCCTCGTTGACCCGAAACGACGCGTACGCGTCAGGGTCATCGAAACTGAGCGTCGGATGCTCCCCCGAATCGGCGTCGAACACGGCCGGGGTGGTATCACTCTGCATTGTCGACTCCTCACGTGACGGCTGATCGCCGTTCGTTGCCGGCACCGGCGGCTTCGGTGCAATCCGGGCCTTCTCAGCCGCCGTCAACCGCGGCCGATCCTCAAGATCACGAATCTCATCGTCCGTGTAAGCACCGACCGTCTTGCCGATGGCGTAGGTTTCCATCCGGGTCTTCGTGTCCGACCGCAAGAACCCCTCAAACTTGATTTTGGCCTGATAGCCACGCGGCAACACGTCCCGCATCGACAAGCGATCCTGCAACGCGCTGACGTAGGTGCCCAACGTGAAATCAAGCAGATCCTGGCGGCGCTGCTCCGAATTCTGATAGGTGCGCGACGTCGTCGACACCCCAAGATCCTCCGGATCGATCCCCGCCGCCCGAGCAATCTCCAACACGGCATGCTGCCGGGCATCCGCCAACTGCAACTGCTCCGGCGACCAACCCACAGGATTGAAATCCAAGGCGGCGCCGACATAACCGGTCGCCCGGCGATGACGGGCAGCATCCCAGGCATCCAACATCGCCTGAATCTCCGCCTCGTCGCCAGGGTCAACCCCCTCCTTCGGAGTGAACACCGCCAACGGCAACGGATCATCCGAATACAACGCCGCCGCCGTATCCAGTTTCAACGCCGTCCGAATCGCCCGCGCCGCATGCCTGAGAAGCGGCGGATTCGGCGAATCAAACCGGATCACCTCACGCTCCGAAACACGCACACCATCGATGTAGATCGACCCGTTACCAGGATGATCCGGCAAACCACGCGACTGATTCGGCATCCGACCAGCCGGCGGATGCACCGCCACCGACGACTCAGGAACCCACCGCGCCTCCACCGGATACTCATGCCACCCGAACTTCATCACCCACCACCAAGCAACACCCTCGAACAACAGATCCTCAACGGTGTAAGCCATCGTCACCGAGTTGGGGACGTCCGGGTTGATGTTGCCGCCCAGCAGATAGGTGCCCGGCACCACCTGCTTCTTAGGATCAACCGTCACCACCGGCAACGAACCCAACGTCCCGGCAATCAGATTCCGGGACCGCAACACCGCCGGCACCTGCAACGCCTCAGCCCTCGAAATACGCGGAGCGATTACCCCGCCCGCAGTGATCGCCTCCATCAACTCCGGTGGAACCTCAACCCCAAACCTCGCCGCCGGTGGCGACGCATCCATGTTTGCAGCCCCGAACAGCAATGAACGCCAGAAACCCACAGACATCACCCTCCGTAGCCAGAAACAACCAACATGGGTTTAGGAACGCTCAACGATGCCGCCCACAACCCCACCGTCGTCGCCACCAAACTGGTCACATCAGTTGAGGAATCCTTACGAACAAACTTCCAACGATCACCGACAAACGAACGACGAGCACCCGCAACAGCCAAATCCAGGGCGATATCACGATGCACCCGAATACGGGCCTCAGCAACATCATCGAAGAACTGGCCGCATGCCACCGGCAGATCACGGCCGTCCAGCGGACGCAGCTTCATCCGACGTTTCAGAACGGGGTCAAGGCCGTCAATCACAGAAGCGACAGGACCAGTGGAGTCATACGCCCACAACGGGTGACCGTACTCCGGGTTCGCGTTCAACTCGGCGATCCGTTCCGGCAACCAGCCAAGCCCGGAACGCAGCCGCCGCTGCGGATCAGGCGACGTCGCCTCAACAACCTCAACATCCCGGGCAGCCGACACGACGACAATCGACGCCTCGTCACGCTCCTCACCCACATCCACCGCAAACACCAGGCGACCCGACGGCGCCACATCATTCCCACACACCACATCCCACGCCGCCGCCGGAATCAACCGCTCATCAGACCTCGTCGGCAAATTCCCCAACGCCCGCCGAAACTCACCCTCCGTCAACGACGCCGAATCCCGAGCATGTCTGATCGCCGCCGGCGTCTGCGTATGCCCCAACGCCGGCATCCACGACCACCACAAATCCTCATCCGTCATGTCAGCCCCATCCGGCGCCGACCACTCGAAATAGGCGACATCCGACAGCCGCCCCGAATCAACGATCTTGCGGCCCTCCTCCACCACACGATTCCACGGCACCGACGCATCCGTCCCCGCCGTCGACGCCGTCACCATCTGCGCCGACGCCACCGTCAACATCGCCGGAATCAACGCACCCGCCCGCCGATCATCAAAATCAGCCCACAACTCATCCCGCACCCCAAGATGAACCGTCTTACCGTGCCCCGACTCCTCCATCGACGCCAACAACACAATCTGCGACCCGTTATTGAACGCCACCTTCTCATTCCCGATCCCACCCAAAATCCGGCGAATCCCCAACCTCGCCTTACGCGGCTCCAACACCGGCGTCCAGTCATCCACCAACTTCTTACGGGCATCATTCCCCGTCTGCGCCGAATACACGATCTTCTGCGGACCACCCCACCCAAGAGCCCGCTGCACCTTCCACGCCAACAACAACGACGTCTTCCCCGACTGCCTCGGAACCGTCACCACCACCTCGCGGTACGCCGGCAACCCCGTATCAGGATCGAGCTCGCCTCCGACCAACGCCACCTGCTCCTGCCACGGCATCAACGGCATCCCCAACCGCTCGGCGACTTGGATGATTTGCCTTCCGAACGTCTCCCTCGCCGGAGACCTTGGCGTTGCCCACCGGGGTTCGCACAAGCTCGAGGAACTGGGCCGTGTCATCGTCAGCGACATCACAACCCACCTTCCGCACCGCATCAATGAACCCGCGATACTCACGCCACAACACTGGCGAGCCCGGGTTGTCATCGACAGCGGCCGCCAGGGCGAGGAACCCAGCTACCAGCGCCTCGTCACGGGCCTCGAGCAGGTTGTCGGCCCGCAGCTTGGCGACCACCACCTCGGCGGCCTTGCGGTTGGAACCCATCACTGCATGACCATCCAGTCCACTGCATGATCGTATATAAACGCCGGAG